TAATCAATACGCTAAACAGCCTGAGAAGATTGCAAATCTAGTTTACGCCAATCGTATGGGTAATGGTCCTCCAGAGTCTGGAGACGGTTATCGTTATTGTGGGCGTGGACTTATTCAGCTGACAGGAAAGAGCAACTATCAAGCATTCGCGACAGACATGAACATGGATCTCGCGGAAGCAACTGAGTGGCTCGAAACAGCTGAAGGTGCGGCTTGGTCCGCTGGTTGGTTCTGGGATTCTCGTGAACTAAACCAGTGGGCTGATAGAGGTGACGTTCTTACTGTCACAAAGAAAATCAACGGTGGAACTATAGGATTGAAAGATCGTGAAGAACATTATGCGGCTGCTTTAGAAATATTCGCATAAGGAAATCACGATGCCAAAATTCGGAACTACAACAGACGACGAGCCAATCGTCGCGAAACCTGCTATGGATCAGATTCCTGCTGCTACGAAAGGCGCAGCTGCTTCTATCCCGACTACATATATAGAGACCACTACTCGTTCTTCTGGTCCAGTAGCTTCTGCTGCTCCACAACTATCAGAAGCAGCACAACTTGCTGCTATCGAACTAGAGAAGAAGAAGTGGGAAGCGGAAAACGCAAAACAGAATGAAGACTGGATGGCCAAGAGGTGGCGTCCAGCAATGGGTTGGTGTTATATGGTTATCTGCGTACTCGACATGGCGATCTTCCCAATTATGTGGTCGGTCGCACAAGTCATGGTGAAGATGCCACTCACGCAATGGAATCCTCTCACGCTGCAAGGCGCTGGTCTGTTCCATCTCGCAATGGGTGCTGTTCTTGGTATTGCTGCTTGGTCCCGTGGTCAGGAAAAGATGGCGGGCGTAACAAAGTGAGGAAATAATATGAATGTGAATCCTGTGAATGCTGCTAGTCAAGATGTTGGTACAACCATTATGATGCTTCGTCTGCTGAATGGCGACGAGATCATCGGAAAGGTTGGTGTCGCTGGTAATATGATTAGAGTGCTGAAACCTGCAGCTGTTCTGTTGCAGCCTACAGCAACTGGAAAGACACAGATGGCTCTGATTGATTTCATTCCTATGGCAAAGACCAAGGAAATCATTCTGGATCCACGCAATGTCCTTTTCACATATGAACCAGATGATCAAATCGAGCAGACATACAATCAGAACTTTGGTTCTGGACTTGTATTACCCAAGAAAGGGATCTTGACAACCGCGTCTTGATATGATAGTATTAGAATATGAAGTTCTATACTAATGCTCTCGAGTTCGGTAACAACATTCTTGTCCGCGGCTATGATCGCGGACAAGCCTTCTCAGAAAAGATTCCCTACAAGCCAAAGATGTTCGTGCCGTCCAAGCGGGCGAACGCTGAATGGCGCGATATCCGCGGCGTGTCCCTGGATAGTATGCAATTCGATTCTATGCGCGAGGCTAAAGACTTTATCAATAGATACGAAGATGTATCTAACTTCAAAGTCTATGGTCTCCCACGATTTATCTATGCGTATCTGAACGAAGAATATCCAGAAGAAGTCGTGTATGATCGCGATCTTATCAAAGTCGCGTACATCGATATCGAGGTGAGTTCTGAGTTTGGTTTTCCGAGCGCAGACGAAGCACTCCACGAAGTTACAGCCATCACGCTGAAGAAAGATAGCATATTCCACGTGTGGGGATATGGTGATTATATTCCTTCGCGCAACGATGTGTTCTATCATCAGTGCAACAACGAAAGAGAACTGCTCACCCGCTTCCTCAGCGAGTGGGCTGAAGGCGGTTATCCCGATGTCGTAACTGGATGGAATGTCACGTTCTTCGATATTCCGTATCTCATTCGTCGCATGAACCAAATCATTGGCGAGAGCGAAGCGAAGCGATTCTCTCCGTGGAGAATCTTCAAAGAGCGGCAGGTTCGTACGAAGTTCAAAGAAGAAACTGTATTCAACATCGGCGGCGTCGCGACTCTCGACTATCTCGAGATGTATCAGAAGTTCACATATTCTCAGCAAGAGTCATACAAGCTAGATCACATTGGCTTCGTTGAGCTAGGCGAACGAAAGCTATCGTATGACTACGACACGTTGCATGAGTTCTATGTAAAAGATTTCCAGCGATTCATCGACTATAACATTCGAGACGTTGAGCTCGTAGAAAAGCTCGAGAAGCAGACCGGACTTCTGGCGTTGGCATTGATCATCGCGTACAAAGGTGGTGTCAACTATCCCGACACCCTTGGTACGACTGCGATCTGGGACTCGATCATCTATCGTTACCTGAGTCAGAAGAACATCGCGATTCCACCTGCGACTGACAAGCATCGTCCCGAGTATCCGGGCGGGTATGTGAAAGATCCGCAAGTTGGAAAGCATGAGTGGGTCGTGTCTTTCGACTTGAACTCTCTGTATCCTATGACGATTGTGCAGTACAACATGTCGCCTGAGACTATCGTCGAAGGTGCACACTATGGTATGCCATGTGACGTCGACTTCTATCTGAAGGGTATTGAGCTTCCAAAAGAGATCAGAGACATGAACGTAGCGGTTGCTGCGAATGGCGTCATGTTCCGTAAGGACAAGCAAGGATTCCTTCCCGAGATCATTGAAGGCTACTACGCCGATCGTAAGGCCACCAAGAAGAAGATGCTTGGAGTCAAGCAGAAGTACGAAGAGACTCATGCTGAAGAACTCAAGCGTGAGATGAACCAGCTTGACAACACTCAGCAAGCAATTAAAATTCTTCTGAACTCACTTTATGGCGCTCTCGGGAATAAATACTTCAGATACTTCGACATCCGCATCGCAGAGGGTATCACTCTGTCGGGTCAGCTCTCGATTCGTTGGGCTGAGAAGTATATGAACATCGCCATGAACAAGATCATGAACACCACCGCGATTGACTATGTGATCTACATGGACACCGACTCCCTGTATCTCAACATGGCACCTCTGGTGAAGAACGTCAAGCCGGCCGATCCGGTTGCATTCCTTGACAAAGCTTGCGCTCAGAAGTTCGAGAAAGTTCTCGAAGACGCCTACGCCATTCTCTTCGAACAGCAGAACGCTTTCAAGAATACGATGGCAATGAAGCGAGAAGCTATCGCTGACGCCGGCATCTGGACTGCGAAGAAACGGTACATCCTTAACGTTCACAACTCTGAAGGTGTACAGTACGCTGAACCTAAGCTTAAGATCATGGGCATCGAAGCAGTAAAGTCTTCGACTCCTGCGGTCGTCCGCGGCAAGTTCAAAGAAGCTTACAAACTCATGCTGAGTGGATCTGAGAAGGATCTGCAGAAGTTCGTGTCTGACTTCTATGAGGTGTTCAAAGGACTCGCTCCGGAGGACGTCAGCTTCCCACGTGGTGTCAGTGAGATCGACAAGTGGGAAGACAAGTCGACACTCTTTAAGAAAGGTGTGCCGATCCACGTACGTGGAGCGATTGTATACAACCACCATGTCCGTAAACTCAAGCTTCGTGATGATGAGATCAAGAACGGAAACAAAGTGAAGTTCTGCTATCTCAAGATGCCAAACGCCCTCGGGACTAACGTCGTGGCGTTCCCACAGTTCTTGCCCAAAGAGTTCGGCATTCACCAGTACATCGACTACGACACTCAATTTGACAAGACGTTCAAAGAACCGCTCAAGCTTGTGTCTGACGCGATCAACTGGGAACTAGAGCATCGAAACACCTTGGAGAGCTTCTTTGGCTGAGACTCACATCGAAAACTTCGACGATGACTTTGGGTTCTCTACGGTTGACACCGTAGAGATTCAAGGTTATAATCAGCCAGAGATAGACTCACTCAAGCTCGAGAACGAAGACCTCAATCGTCGTCTCGATAAGATGCAAGTCGCTATCAATAAATTGCTCACAAATTTGTCAAAAAATCCGGAACAAGAGTTGATCAAATGGCCCAACCGGCTTGAAGAAGATCAACGAGTTCAAACAAAAACTCGATCGCATTCGTAAAGGAGAAGAATAATGTCGCTAATGGATAAATTGCTCAAGGCGTCTACAGTAAAGATGACCGCACCTCTGTTGGATTCCAAGGTGTTCGGTAAGAAAGAAATGATCCAGACTCCGGTCCCGATGGTTAACGTCGCGTTGTCTGGACGTGTTGATGGTGGTCTTCAGCCTGGCTTGACCATGCTCGCTGGCCCATCGAAACACTTTAAGTCGGCCTTTGCTCTGCTCATGGCCGCAGCGTATCAGAAGAAATATGATGACGCCATCATCCTGTTCTATGACTCGGAGTTTGGTACTCCTCAAGCGTACTTCGAAGCGTTTGGCATCGACATGTCGCGAGTCATTCACACTCCTATCACGAACATCGAAGAGCTCAAGTTCGACATCGTTCAACAGCTTGATGCGATCGAGAAGAAGGACAAGGTCATCATCGTCGTTGACTCGATTGGTAACCTTGCTTCGAAGAAAGAGGTCGACGACGCGGTCGATGGTAAGTCTGTTGCCGACATGTCTCGCGCAAAGCAGCTCAAGTCGGTCTTCCGCATTGTCACTCCGCACCTGAACCTGAAAGACATTCCAATGATCGTGGTCAACCACATCTACATGGAACAGGGTCTGTATCCAAAGGCGATCGTCTCCGGTGGTACGGGCATCTACCTCTCGGCTGACAACATCTGGATTCTGGGTCGTCAGCAAGAGAAGGAAGGCACCGAGATCAAAGGTTATCACTTCGTCATCAACATCGAGAAGTCTCGTCACGTACGCGAGAAGTCTTCGATTCCGATCACTGTTACGTTCGACGGTGGTATCGCCAAGTGGTCGGGCCTCATGGAAGTCGCTGAAGAGGGTGGTTACCTTCGTAAGCCAAAGGTCGGCTGGTATGAAGCAGTTGATCCTGAGACTGGCGAAGTCTTGTCGGAGAAGCTTCTTCGTGCGAAGGAGATCGTCGACAACGGCACGTTCTGGAAAATGATGTTTGACAAAACGGGGTTTGCCGAGTATATTAAGAATCGGTACACTGTCGCAACTCGAACCTTGATCAGCGACGAAGAAACACAAGTCGACATCGACGACGAGGAAGATCTGGAGGATTGATGTACGTCACAGATGGAAAGCGACACCTAGTTTGTATTCCATACTCGACTGAAAACCTTCATACAATGGCGGCCGATCTTGGTATCGGCCGCCATTGGTTCCACAAAAATCACTACGACATCCCGAAGAAACGAATAGATGAGATCTCATCTAAATGCACGCTCGTCTCTTCGAAGGACATCGTGAAAATCATTAGAGGTACGTATGATCGAACAAACAATTCTAGCGGGGATGATTTACAATGAAGGATACGTTCGAACTGTTTTGCCGTTCCTGAAAGACGAATACTTCGAAGA